GACATACATCCATGCGTCACACGTCAGGCAGGGGATGCACCTATCCTCAAGTGCTTTGACGAGGCTGATGAACAGCTCGTCGCACCATAACTCAACACAGCCACATGACAGATAAACAGCATGCGTTGCAGCATGGGGATGATCCTCTAGCTCCGCACATCTAAAGTACGGCGTGAAGTCCAGGTCGGCGATCACGAAATCATGGTAGTACGGCACTAATCATCATCCGTTATTTCTATACCAAAGTGATTTGCGTTTTTGTCTGCCCAGTCTCTGTCGCCAATACCCATACGTGACACGGTGTCCTCTTTATCCTCCCAGTGTGTCGTGCGATACACGGCGTAGACATATTGTGCATGTACTACCGACCACTCATGAACGACGCGGTAGGTATAGGAACGCTTGGGACACGTCATGGACGCAGCATCCCGTATAGCCACAGCGCGAAGATGCAGACGAATAAGAGTCGAGTCATGCTACTAATTGTCCTCGCGTGGAATTAGTGTGGCAAGCGGGGTGAAGTAGAGCCATGCCCTTTATTTTTTGCACCGAGTGTGGTTTAAATAAGGGTATATGGACGGCAAGAAATACTCAGTAAAGTTCGCGGCGGAGGTCAAGCAGGTAAGTAGCAAGAAGCTCGCCAGCTTAGACATTGAGTATCGTGTCATCCTCACGACAAATGATCCTGCTGTTTTAAACCTTGGAGCGTTGGACGCTGAACAGCTGCTTGATGTGACTGTGGAGACACAGGCATAATGGCGCGGCCTACTAAACAGAACGATGCCATCGTCGGGAAATTAGAGTATGCGTTCAGTATTGGTGCGACTGTTGAGGAAGCTTGTTTCTACGCCGATATACATAAAGACACCTACTACGAGTGGATTAAGAAGCAGCCAGAGTTATCCGACAGGTTCGAGGCATTGAAGCAACGACCAGTGTTCATTGCCCGTGAGACAGTCGTGAAGGGCATAGGTCGTGACCCAAAGCTCGCTCTGGACTTCCTCGGACGCAAGGCTAAGAAAGAGTTTGGCAACAACGTGGACATCACGACTGATGGCAAGGCTCTGCCAGCTCCTATACTCGGCGGCATAACAGCATCGAAGGACGGTGATGCCATACCTAGCGACACAAGCAACGCATAAGCTCGCCAAACTACGCAAGCGCATCAAGGTCGTGGCTGGTGGCACATCGGCCGGCAAAACGATCTCTATCCTGACTATCCTTATCGAGAAGTGTCAGATGGACGCTGCACCGACTCTGACCTCTGTTGTATCAGAGAGTTTTCCACACCTTCGCCGTGGTTCAATGCGTGACTTCTTGGCAATCATGCAGGAGCACAACTACTTCGAGGATGCCAGGTGGAGTAAGACTGACTTCACGTACACATTCGAGACTGGCTCAAAGCTGGAGTTCTTCAGTGCTGACCAGCCATCTAAGGTCCGTGGTCCTCGCCGTGACCGTCTGTTCATGAACGAGTGCAACAACATCCCTTACGAGGCGTTCGACCAGCTTGAAGTGCGTACGAAGCAGGAGATATGGCTGGACTACAACCCCACTTCGGAGTTTTGGTACTACGACATGGTTGCACCACACCGAGATCATGACTTCATCACGCTGACCTACCTCGACAATGAAGCGCTCGACCCACAGATCGTCGAGTCCATCGAGTCACATAGGGCCAACAAAGCCTGGTGGCAGGTCTATGGACTGGGACAGCTGGGCGAGGTTGAAGGCAAGATCTTCACCAACTGGGCCATCATTGACGACATACCCCATGAGGCACGGCTGGAGCGTCGCGGCCTGGACTTTGGGTACTCCAACGATCCATCTGCCCTGGTAGACATCTACAGCTACAACGGTGGCTTCATCCTCGATGAGCAGCTGTATCAGAAGGGCATGAGCAACAAGCAGATCGCCGACCTGATTAAGAACCTACCTAGCCCGCACACACTGGTCGTAGCTGACTCATCTGAACCAAAGAGCATCGATGAGCTGCACTTGTATGGCGTGAACGTGTTGCCGGCCAACAAGGGGCAAGGCTCTGTGCTGCAAGGCGTCCAGGCGCTCCAGGACAAGCAGGTCAGTATCACGAAGCGCTCAGTCAACGGCATCAAGGAGTATCGCAACTACATGTGGATGACAGACAAAGAGGGGCGCATCCTCAATACACCGATCGATATGTGGAATCACTTTATGGATGCGACGAGGTATGGCATGGAGACATTGAGGCCGCGAAGTGGTGATGTAAAGATTAAACAAGCTGCCTGGGTTGGCAGAGCGAAACAACGAAAGGGGAATTGGTAATGGAGAACATCGGTGACTTATTCACACAGGACGGCATCAAGAAGATCAGCATCGGACAGACACTCACGTTTATCCTCGATGGTGAGAAGAACAGCTACAAAGTTGTCCGGCGTCACATCAAGCGAAAAGAGCTGTGGGTACGTCCAATTAAGCTCTATCACCCTGACGACGTACACGTGGTCGACAAAGTAGACTAGTAAATCATATCCCCATACTGTAAATTTAAACCTAGGACGGGTACTCGCAGGAATTATCGGCATAGATGCCTCGCAAGTCAAAGAAACAACAAAATGAAGATCTCCTTCAATCAACATTGAAGCGCTTTACTGACTCCTACGATTACCAGAAAACTAATTGGCATGATAAGTGGGAGCGTGACCAGCGTCTGTATGACGGTGAGCGTGTCCACCAATCCTATGAAGGTGTCACTGACACCAATGTCCCGATGGTCTTCCCAACTGTCGAGACGATGGTGACTGCCCTCTCAAACGCCTCTCTGCGCTTCGACTACAAGTCAAAGAACCCAGTCAACGCGGCCAGCGCTGCCCCGCTTAATGCAGTCATCGATGAGTGGTGGGATGAAGAAGGCTGGGACATCGCCATCGAAGAAGGCTCACGTGAGTTCATCGCCAAGGGCATGTCTGCCTTCATGTGGTCATGGGAGATGGACCGACCAAAGCTCGACTGGTTCGCCATGCGTGACGCCATCGTTGATCCAACCGTCAAGCGTCCTCGCCAGTTGCAAGAGCCTGGCTCTTACGCTGGCCGCCGCTACTTCGTGCGAAAGGGATCACTCAAAGACTACGAGGTCGTCGACACTGACCCTGAGTCAAAGACTTACGGCGAGCTAGTCAAGCGCTACACACTGCCTGATGAGGCTGCGAGTTCAATGGCGTCTGAGAAGGATGATGACAAGGCAGTCAATGAGATGTTCGCCGGCTCTGTGCTTGGTGATGCTAAAGAGCAGCAAGATGAAATCATTGAAATCTGGGACGTTGATCGTGTCGTCACCCTGATGAACCGCAAGTACATCATCGAGGACGTTGAGAACCCGTACAAGGCGCGTCACCGTGACATGTTGATGGAACAGTACATCACTGAAATGGATGAGCTGGAAGACCCTGAAGAGGCCGAGACTGCCCACAAAGACATGGAAGCAAAGGCTGATGCTCATTGCCGTGGTGTCGTTCCATTCTTCTTCTTCCGTAACTATCGCAACATCAGTCTGCTCTATGCGAAGAGTGAAACAGACTCAATCGCCAAGGAAGCTGAACGCCTCAACGACATGACCAACATGGAGACGGACTACATCATCAAACAGTTGGCGGCGCAAAAGGAACTCGACCCTGCGTATGAGGACTGGATTGACCTGATTAACGATGATCCATCAACCGTCTATCCATTCAAACCTGGTTCACTGGTACCGATTACGCCACCTGTCCTGCCACCAAACTCATTTCAGAACCGCTTGGACATCAAGAACGTCATCCGTGAGACAACGGGTATCGACCAGATTGCCAAGGGTGGACAGTCGGCACCAGGCACGACGGCCACAGAGGTGCAGGCACAGGCTGAATCAACCGGACAACGTATCGAATCAAAGGCTCGCATCCTCGAGAAGGACGGCCTGTACTGGATGGCTTGGATTCTGTTCAAACTGGTCCAGCTCTACCAGACAGAGCCGCTCCTGGTATCTGTTACGGGTATCAACTCCGACTATGACCCTGAGACACAATCACTTCCAGACGGTCGGCCACTGCCCGGTGGGACTGCCATCTTCAATCCTGCTGACTACCAGGATGATTGGCGACCAAGTATCAGTCTTGAGATTGATGCGATGTCCAAGAAGCGCAAGGACCGTGAAGATCGCCGGCAGGAGTATCAGATCCTTATCCAGGACCCAACCAACAACCTTGACGAGATCAAAAAGCGTTTCTACCCAAAGATCTTCGACATCGACAAGGAAGACCTGGACGCCATCATCACGCCAGCTGCACCAGTCACAGGTGCCGTTGACCCAATGACCGGACAGCCAATGGCTCCACCGATGCCTGGTGTTGATGGCGGTGCGCCACAGCTTGCGCCG